TAAGAATTTATTTCTAGTTACAGCAGTATTTTGTTCGAATACTAATGTTTCTGCAATTTGACCAATATATCCTTTCAATGCAATTAATAAACGTCTTACATTTACTCTATCTAAAGCAGAAGCTCTAGCTTGTAATGTCTTTTGACCGTATACTACTGTACCTTGACCTGGGAATACTGCAATTGGGTTAACTTTAGCGTTGTATAAAGTGTTTCTTTGTGCTACTGTTAATCTTCTTTCAGGTTGGATTACTGTTGGTAAACCTCCTCTGTTAAGACCTGCAGGTGCAAACCACTCAGCAGATACTTTATCATTGTACTCATATACTCCCGGTATAATTGTGGAAGCCGGTACGAAATTCAATCTACCAGTCTCTGTAGATCTTACTTGAACCCATGGCCAATAAGTAGCACCATAAGAATTATCGTAAGATTGAGCTCCGTTAGCTACTGTAGTAATTGCTTGATTATATCCCACCATATCTACTACTGCAATAGCATCACCGCGGTTTTGAACTGTGCTTAATAAAGCAGATACTTGACTTGCAGCGTTTTGATTAGTAATTCCTGGTGCATAAATTGCATTATAAACGTAAGCATCTTGATTTGCAAGTAAGCTAATTGCTACATCGTAGTCAGTGTTAACTAGACCTTGAATATTGTTAGCAGCAGCTGTTGCAGCTACTGTTGGAATTTGCTCGAATAGATTTAATGCAACAGATGCACTTCCGTTTGCTAATAAACCTCCGTATAAAGCACCATTTGCACCACCGAAAGATCCATTTGCAGAACCGCTACCGTTTAGAGGAATAGAAGCTGTATAAGCTGCATATGCTTGACCTTGTGGGTTCAAGTAGTTTGGTGTTGGGAAGAATACGTCAGATATTCTAATATAGTTAGATCTGTTAGGATAACTGCCTGTTATATTTAAATAAGCAGCACCGCTTTCGTCGTAAGCTACGTTTTGATCTTGATCTCCAATTACGTATGCGATATAGTTATTTTGATTTGGATCTAAAGATAAATTAGTCCAAGTCTCTAATACTGTTTGACCTTGTGTGTAGTCGTTTCCTTGTCTAACAAGTAAAGTAAAGTATCCTGAAGCTGAATCAGCTTGAGTTATCTGCCATCTAACGTTGTTAGCTGAACCAGAAGGTAATAAACCGTTAGTTGCTGTTGTTGCACCCAGGCTATTATTCATTACTGTACCTACTGATAGAGTGTTTATTTGGAAAGAAGCTGACCCTAGGCTGTTAACAACCATAGAAGAAGTAGCTGCAGTATAAGAACCACTCGCTACTCTTGTTACTAACAACGAAGTACCTCCTTGTTGGAAGTAGTTGTAAGCTGCTTGAGAAGTTAAGTATTCTTGTGTATTACCTCCAGAAACGAAAGTAGTACCGAACTTAGCCTTATATTCAGAGTATGAAGTTACAAGGGTTGGAATATTTACTTTTCCTACTACTGTAGGGCCGATTAAAGCCGATCCTACTGTAATTGGACCTGCTGTTATTTGAGAAAGGTCGTTTTCTCTAAGGAAAACGCCAGGACTAATTAATGCTTCTGCCATTTTATGTGTTTATTTCTGATAATAAATAGCTGGTAACGATGGCAAAACCTAATTTATTGTATTGGGGTGATAACACCAGTCTCTACATCGATAGAGCCGTTGCCATACTTAGTGCCAAACCCTGTTAATAAGGTTTTTTCTTTTAGAGCGTTCTGCTTAATAACGTTGTTTAAATTTTCAATTTCAAACTCTAAAAGAGTCTTTTTGTAGTTTAAATCACCTAAAACTCCGATTGTTTCGAAGATTTCTTCTCTAAGACCTTGGAATACTTTAAGTTCCTCTTGTGTTAACGTAACTTTTTCACTCATATTATTTACTTTTGAGGTTTTTTACTTGCTTTTTGAGTAGCTTTTACCTTTTTTGCTGGTTTTTCTGCAGCTTCTTCAGCTACTGGCTCAATCTTCTCAGGAGCTTGAATAGCAGTTTCTACAGATTTAGTTTTGTTTAATTTGTAGGTAACAAATAATGCTACTGCTACAATGATAACGAGTACTAATGTCATAATGTGTGTTTTTATGTTGTATTATATAAATATATAGTTATTTCTAAGAAACCTCAGACCACCCTGTACTTTTAAAAGATTTCATACTGACTAAATTCCAATCATCAATGCTACACTCTACTCTATCCATTCCCAAACTCTTACATATATTCAAAAGCTTGAATTGCATATCTCTTGCAATCCCCATACCTCTATAGTATTTGTTTACGTAAATATTACGAGGTTCTTTTGTATTATCCAACCAATACCATCCCTTTATTATATTCTCGGGTCTATGTACTACAAGTCTCCAGTTATTAGATAGTCTATCTCTAGCATCTTCTAGAGTCCACATCTCACTCCACTCAATTTCTCTATTAAATATATCTATTTCGTCAGATAGCTCTTGGAAATTGAGTGTTAATATATCTACCTCTGTAATGTACTGCGGGATAGTAGTTATACTATATTCCCTTAAGTCTATTTCAAATCTCATAATAACTTCTTTACTTCGTCTTGTTCTGTCTTACTAGTTAATATATTAAAGTTATGTATAAATACCTCTTCCATTTGCTTGGTTATGTCTAAACACTTATCTAGGCTCCATGATGCTATATCTTCCATCAATTTAACTATTTTTTCATACCTTCTAGTAAAATCTGCTTCCTCGTCGTAGCTTTCATCCCACCATTGAGAAAATGTCTTAAAACCTAACTCTCTTAACTTCTTTAACGAATGAGGATTACCTATTAGAATAAAAGGCTGGGCACAATATATTGGTTTAAAGGTCTTTTCAGTTAAAAAAATAAAATTATCTTCATAAGACGACTCAGTTACTATATTAACAAAAGATTTATTATGTGCATCTACGTTTAAGTTTGCAGCTTTACTATTCTCTAAGTCAGTCTCATCGTATGTGTAGTGAGTTGTTGGATTATAAGTCTTAAAAAACTCTAATAGCCGCTGTTTTCCGCTATAGGAGTTTTCTAACACTGTTTCAACTTCATTTATATAGTCTACATTACGAATATTTACGTTATGTCCTAGAGAAGTAATAAACTTACCTGTAAGGTAAGGGTTTGTCATTAATTCACCGAAAATACATACTCTGTGTTTTTTAGTTACTCTATTAAAGTTTAAAAAATGAAACTCTTTTTTATTTTTATTATTTCCTAGGCTTAATTTAAATACCTCGTCTATATTTTTAAAATAATCGTGAAACCATAGTGTATTTTTAAAGTACGTAAAGGCTTTTACCTTAAAGTTATTTTTTATTCTACCTTGCTTTAATAAGTTGTCAAATTTATCTTGTATTAAATGATCGCTTGTAATTAAAAGTAGGTCTAGTTTATACTGATGAGCTATCTCCGATAGCCAGGTTAATTCATCGCCCGTTTTTGATGCAAATCCACATTCTTGTGTCTGTATGAATAGTATCTTAGCTTTAGTTGTATCTATAAAACTTGGAATTGACCAGTTGTCGAAATCGACTGTATCTATTAGCACTGGGTATGTATATTCAGCACTTATGTTATTAGTAATTTTAAAATCTTGATCATACCAAAGGTGATCTTGAACGTCAAAAGTACCTTTTAAAAATATTATATCTTCCACAGTAAACTTCTTAGTTGTCCATTATACACTAATATACGACAAATATTTGACATTATCAAATTTAAATTATATTGGTTTTTGACTCTTTTATATATTTTTTAATATCAAGTATTGGTTCTTGTGTATTAGCATATTTTTCATATAAACTACTATCATACATTTTTAAAAAATCTTTATAAATTTGGTGCTGTGCTTTTGTAGTATGGTGTAATAAATCTCTAGCTAACAATGAATTATCATCTTGACTATGAAAACCCGTATCACCTTCAATCAAATAATAATTACATCCAATCTCATTTGCTAAACCTTTTATTGCGTAAGTATAGCTTATCCAATTAAATTCACATTGTTCGTCGGTTAATAAGGAATCAGCCATTAAATTACCGAAATTTGATTGCCATTCTTTATTATAATTGCAAATTATATAATTCTGCGGCCTACCCTTTTCAATAAATTCATAACGAGGATATTGAGGTGCAAAATGAAAAATATTTTTTATCTTCAGTTCTTTATAAAATCCTAATAAAAGTCTAAAATGCGTTGCAACTCCGGTACCGCCTATACTCAAATTCCAAAATTTTCCTCCTATAATTTTATTTAATTTATACGACCAAGTATTTTCTAAATGGTGACCGATTCCAAAAGTATGAGAACATCCTAAAAATACATTACCTTCATCTACTGAATTAAAATCGTCTGGTGTTCTAAATCCACAATTATTAAGCCTATACTTTATAGGATTTTTAATGTAGTATTCTATACTGTATTTATTAAAATTATTATAGTTACGCTGTAAATGCTCATCCCAGACGTCAGCACAATCTGTTTCAATAAAATCATATTCATTATTATGTATTTTATTAAAATCATCCAAATTAGCTCTATGTTTAAGAATTTTATCTGTTAAATATTTCATACTTCTATAATTAGAGTAACTTAGATTGAAAAAGTGGAAGATCTGAGGTTAAAAAGGATACTAGTGTGTACCTATCCCCGCTTATAACGGAATTTATACAGTGTGTTTCATCTCCTGTAAAATAAGCTAGCTGTCCTTTTTTAGGTCTTATACTTATATTATCAAATATTAATTCTCCGCCTTCAAAGGTATCGTTTAAAAAAATAACAAAGCTATAGGGAAGTAGGTGACCGTGTGGCTTCTCTACTACGTTTATTTGATTATTAACATGCTGTATTCTAAGCGTACTAATGTTATCGTATTTTAATACCCTTTTTGTAAAAGAAAACTCACCTATTTTGTTTAAGATATCTATGCCGTTGTAGTGATACAAGTTATCGTTTAATATAGGTAGTATGAGGTCTTTATTTGACTGAAAGAAGGAGATTAGCTCATCACACTCTTTATCTGTTATAAAATTTCTATAAGTTTTTATCATATTATTGTTTTTTCTAGTTTACAATTTCTTTTTCCAAAATGGCTTATTCGATTAAACACCTTTTTTACTTCTGCTTCTGGTAGTCTAATTTCTATGCCAGCTTTATGTAAAGCGATCCATATTATTATACCTTCCATTGCACCAGGTAGGTCGTAAGCCAACCTTTGATAAGGTCGTGTTTGAATATCTATATCTCTCCAATGTTTTATAAAACTTTCCTTCTGCTTACTATCTACTATTTTTAACACAAAATAGCCCTCGTGTACTAGGTGTAGTTCGTCAAGATGTATTGTACTGAGTTCATTTATGTAATCTTTCATATAGTCTAATGAACCGTAAATGTCCTTTAACTTATCTAGGTTAACTATTTCAGCTGCATGCATTCCAGCTCCTACCTTATCTAATGCCGAAAAGTCAATACCGTTACGTATAAAAATATCCGTATCTAAAAACATTAACGTATCGAATTCTTTTAACGCTTCCTCTATTACAACTCGTTTTAAATTATAGTTAAAAGGCTCTTTAATTTCTATAACTCTATAAATTCCTTTTATAATTTGCTCAGGAGAATCAGTTCCTACTATTATTCTATGTTCTGGGTTTATTTGCAGTAGGGATTTTGCAACAATATTAAATTCGTTAATATGCTCTTCGCCATATGCTAGAAAACAAAATACCATACTAAATTAATTTGTTTGTTAATTTCTTGAGTGATAATTCTTTAAAAGTAGCTTCATTACTATCGACAAATACGTACCTGTTAGTCTCTTTAAATTCATCTGTCTTAAATAGTAGTATATTTGCTAAAAGCGGTTGTATTCCTATACTGTAATGGCCTTCTTCTTCTAGGTGTAGATTATTTCTGACTAACCAACGGTTAAAGCCTTCAGAAAATTTTATATTTGTACCAGTTTTTAATAAATTATCTGACCATTCTGAATCTTCTACAAAAATATAAAAAATTTTCACTCCTTTTAAATTAAGATACTCTAATGTAGAGTTTATAAGTGCAAAAAGTCTAGCGTTGTAATCTCTTGCATGATTTATATAATATTCAACTAGAGCTATGATATGCTCATTGCTTGCGCTAGTATACTGTCTTTTACCGTGTATTTCAGAATAGAGTTGGTTTGTTGACTTTACTTTGTTAATTTTTTCATCGTACCAGCATCCTCTTGAAAAGAAAGAAAAATTAATAAAGACAAGATCTTCAGGTTTAATATCTTTAAGACTCTTTAGTATAAGATTAAATATTATTTCGTTAGAAATTCCTCCGAAAGATTGATTACGGTAATTGTATCCTACTTGATTAGCTGCTAATTTTACAAAATTCTCAGTGTCTGGAACAACTCCGTAACTATCTCCAAAGTGATATACTGTTTTCATATTATAATAATCTTTTCTCTACTCTTTTTACCTTGTATTCGAAGCTTACCGATACAAGATCTAATAGAGAATTTTCTGTATTAATTTTCTCTATTAACTTATTATGAGCACAATTTACCCATTCTTTACATAGTGTATAGTTTTTATCAAAATTCTGCATAAACTGTGCTACAAAGTTTACAAACTCTTCGGGATTGCCTTTAATTGACTTTATTTCTCTATAAAACGGATGTGGCTCAATGTTTAAAAGATGTTGTACTATTTCTAAAGGGTAGGGATGTGTAGCTATAAACGGAATATTACCAAGTAAAAATCCGTAAGTCTTTTCAGATAGGTAGTTTGAAGTATAATCTACTTGCTCAAAGTCCCACGTTTCTGAAACGATATGCATTTTTGCCATTGGTAGTATTCTCATAAAGTAGTCCATATAAGGAACAATAGGAAAGCTAGTTTGGTGCCATTCAATATCTTCGAAATCATTTCCACTATTAATATTGCGGTGAATATTTTCTTCTAGTTGATTTGAGTACGCTTTAAAATTTTTATTTTGTAAATTATCCACTGTTGAAAGGTATATTCTACCGTCTTTTAACCTAGCTAATCCATTTAATATCTTTACCCTACTTTTTCTATGATTTCTTACTGAATAACATAAGTCGTGTGGCGGTTGTAGTTTTTCAAATATATTCTTATATTCATAGTACCATCGAATTGCTATTAATTCATTCCATTGGTGAATTGTATTAGTTAGAGCAAAAAAGTGATTAGTGTACTTTTCTCTTATGAGATTGTTCAAAATAATGTTATCATGTACAATGTAGTGGTCCTTTAACTTATCCAATTCTGCTTCAAAGTCGACTATAAACGGGTAATTAATGTTATCATATTTACATAAAATTTTTTCTGTACTAAAGCAAGTAACTATCCATCCTTTTCTATCTGCTAACAGCTCATTAAATTTAACTAGAAAACGTCTATCGTAGTAGCTGTCTTTTTTCTTAGTCACTAAGTCTTGGTAGGTAGGATTTATTCTTATTTCAAAACCTGCGGTATAATAATCAAGTAAGTGAAGTCCGTCTTCTTTATCGTGAAGTTCTGGATCAAATACAAAAGTTATGGCTATATCTTTGTACTTTCCTGTCACAGTTTTTTTCTTACCGTCTGTTTCAACTAGCTTATTGGTGAGATTATGTGCTAATTTATAAAGAAGCTGTTTAGAGTAATAGTGATGAACGTAAATTTTCATACTAAATTAAGGCTTTTTTTACCGGTTTAATATTATCTCTAACCAGTGCTATTGAGCCAACTAAAGCAACTCTGCTTTGGCTAGTAGATTCCTCATTTATAAAATCTTCTGTTTTAAAAATTAATAGATCTCCTTCGTTTAAAGTAACGACATGTCTGTTTAATTTATCCTCTGTATTCAAATGCACGTAGGTTTCTATAGAATCAATTAAATAAATGAAAGAATAGTCGGGTAATATCGTCAACTGATCTTTGAAAGTTTTTTTAAAATCTATACTCTCTTGTTTAGTTGTATCTTGTACATATCCCCACATATTTTTTACGTATACATCAAAAGTGTTACCCGTCTTTTCTTGTATTTTTTCTAAAACGGTACTTAACGT